AATTGGTGTGCGCTGCCACAACAGTCCCATCATCGGCCTTGCAGCACTGGCACGGAATCAGCCTAGCATTCTCCAATAGCTTTTTGCTTCGGACGTACTCATGCTTTGGGAACATCATCTATCTTGACTCCGTTTGTTGCCGCCCAATACATCAGCCACTCGGTAAAGCTGATGGCTTGCTCTTTGGTGAAGCGTCTGCTTTGATGGCCTAGCTGCACGACTCGTTCGCCATCAATGCTTGGCATGATCTTGCTGATAGATGACATTTCTCCACTTTCGTGTGCCCATTGGTCAATCAAGAACCGCTTAAAGCTCTCAGCATTCCAGCGACTGCCATGCAAAGTTGCTTGCTTGGCGATCTGACCAATGATGGAGTGCATCAATTTGTTTTGCTGATCTGTTCTTGTCGTATTCAATTGCTTCTTCCTGTGAAAAATTCATGCAAATTTGACTTAGCTTGCAAGTACATTGCGCTGGCTTCTTCTGGGGTCTTAAAGTATCCAAGACTTTTTGTTTTGTTTTGGTATCTAATTTTTGCTTGCCACATTTTGCAGTCAGGGTGAAAGTAAGCACCTTTTAATCCAGAAACTGCTTTTGACTTTTTAGAGATGTTTTGCATATTTTGAGCATGACTTACATCGCGCAAGTTGCTCAGTTTGTTGTTTGCTTTATTGCCATCAATGTGGTCAATCTCAACAGGCCAAACCCCATAAACGTACAACCAAGCCAACCTATGCAAGTAATACAGGCGCCCATCAACGTGCATTCTTGTGTAGCCTATTTTGTTGGGCTTTGCGTGTATGGGGCCAGCCAAAATATTTGACACAGGCAAAAGCCTATGAAAAATTCCAGTTTTTTGGTCATAAGAAACCAATTCTTGAAGTCGGGATTGGGTAAGTTCATAAGTCATAAGAGCATCTTACCATGACAATGCTTAACTTGACAAACCCTGCTCCCGGCTTTTCATGTCAGGTGTCACATTTCATCCCAATCATGCGTAAAGCCGCTTCAGGGCCATCAATGCGGCACAGCGTACCACCTATCCATTTTGCAAAAAAGTCCTGCTGTAGCTTCGTTAAAGCCTTTTTAGGGCCATCTTTTATCTCAACAAGATAAGTGTGATTGTTGTAGCCAACCAGAAGGTCAACAGGTAAGCCAAGAATCCAAACGTAGCATCCAGCACCACGTAATGCTTGAACAATTTCTTGTTGGTTTTTATCAACACGTGCAGCGTATCTCATTTATTCTTCTCCAATCTTTATAAAATAAAATCTCTGCTTTTTTTCTTGCATCTATTGCATCAACTAAATTTTCAAATCTTCCTAAATGCTTAGTTTTTCTATCTACAACAATTCTTGCAACCCATTTTTTCCTTGATAAATCAAAATTTACACCATTAACACCAATTAAATTTGACTTTCTTAATGATAAATTTTTACCATTTTCGGCGTGAGTTGCTTCTCTTAAATTTTCAATTCTGTTGTCACTTTTAATTCCATTTTTGTGATCTATCTCTTTTGGAATGTAACCATGATTCCAAAGAAAAATTATTTGATGCAAATAGTAATTTTTCGACTGTATTGACAGCCTTAAATATCCATTGCCATTGTTGCTTCCAACAATATTACCAACTTTATTTCTGTTAGATGTTTTAATTTTTCTAGTTAACGTACCATTTACATGATAGTCAAAAAGCTGTTTTACACGTGCTTGTGTAATTTTCATGTTCTTCCCCAGAACATCCCATGAAGTTGTGGCAAGCGGTGGGATATACCGCAATTCGGATGCCTCCTAGCCACAATTAAATTGTATCAAATCTTTGCGTATCTCATAACGGAGCCTCCCCAGCTTTGTCACGCTGCTGCTTGGCGTATTCTTTGATTTGCTTTTGCGTCCAAGGTGTTGGACCTGATGCAGGTGGAAATGGCCAACTCATTCTAATTCCCCATTTTGTAGTCTTGTCATGTAATCACGGATTCTGGCAACTGAGCCATGGCCGTATCTTTTTTCCAGAAATTCAATACGCTGTTGTGTCAGCACTTGCTTTTTCAGGACTTGATAAGTACAAAGTAAAACCCTAGCTTCGCCAAGTTCTATCCTGTACCTATCGCCCTCATTTGATATTGTTTTTCTGCTGTAAGCCATCAGTGATTACCCTAATACGGCATTGGGTTAAGTGAAATCAAACCCCACTTCATTTTGGGATACTTGCGGAGAACGTCAGATTTCTGTAAGGCAGTAATAGTCGCCCAAACTTGCTTTGTCGTCCAGCAAGTGATTTCTTCAATCTCTTTGCTGGACAATTCACCATGCTCAAGCAATCGTTTCAGTGCGTATGTTCTGTTCATTTCGGGCCATGCCAATCTTTTAGGTAAGCATCTATTGGATGCGGGCAGTCTTCAGGAACTTGTACAGCAACAAATATCTTTTGAAACTGACCACCCGGAAGTTGTTGCCATCTATCCACATAAACATCAGGCATTGCTTTTACTGCCAAACAAACTTTTGACAATGGAATGCCAAGAATTTTAGATATTTGTTTTTGTGATAATCCATCAGAGTGAATTCTTAGTAAATCTCTAATTGAATCTTGTCTTGATCTTCTCATGCTGTTAACAATCTCCAGGCTGTTGCTGCACACAATGGAACTTGTCCATTACCAATGGCTTTAAGTCTGTCCACCCCAGAGGCCAACCCATTAGCCATTCGACCCACATCGGGTTCAGTTTGCCACCAGCGTGAGTCGCTAGCGTAGGCGTATTCCTGTTGTATTCCGCTGGATAAGCTCCCTCCTTGCTGTTGTGACAAGTCGGTGTTGGAAACATTTTGTCCCGAACTGCTTGATTGATTGTGTATTGCGCTGGATGACCCGATTTGCGTTTCGGAGTCCAATCTGGTTGAGTCCCACGTTTTCCGCAGTTCGCATCTGGTGTCGGCCAATTTTCCGACAATCCAGATTCTGTCCCTTTGGTGGTTTGCTCCAACATCGACAGCTCCCATAACAGTCCATTTCGTGTCATACCCGAGCGCGGTAAGGTCGCCAAGGACTCGTTCAAGTCCTCGAGTAACGAGCATTGGGCTGTTCTCCACAAAGACGTATTGGGGTCGTACTTCGCCAACCACCCGCGCCATGTGTGACCACATTCGTGATCGTTCTCCGTCAATCCCTGCGCCTTTTCCGGCTGCTGAGATGTCTTGGCATGGAAACCCGCCAGATACAACGTCAACAATTCCTCTCCAAGGCTTTCCGTCAAAGGTTTGTACGTCATCCCAAATCGGGAAATGCGGGAGAAGTCCGTCATTTTGTCGGGCGCACAATACGCTTGCTGGATAGGGTTCCCATTCAACAGCGCAGACTGTTCGCCATCCAAGGAGTTTTCCCCCAAGTATTCCTCCACCAGCACCTGCGAAAAGAGCCAACTCATTCATAACCACCTTTCATATTTAAATGAATTGTCCACAACTTTATCTATTTCGGCATCAGTAGTTACCCTCATTTTTTCATATTCGCAATCAATTCAGCAATTCGCCTTCTGTTCACGGCTAATTGTTCTTCAGTAAATTTGTTCTCCAGCATCACGACTGCTGGCTCTGGTGCTTTTCTACACAAAACACAGAACACAAGAAGAAAGCAACTGTCGTTGCTTGCCCTCCTGATGTTGCTGAACAAGTCTGGTCTGATTGGTTGTCTCTCAGGAAAGCAAAGAAGGCTGCTGTAACTGCAACTGTTGTTGATGGTGCAAGGGCTGAAGCTGCAAAACTGAACTGGCCTTTGGAAAAGTTCCTGATTGAGTGGTGTACCCGTGGAAGCCAAGGATTGAAAGCAGAGTGGATTGCTGACAAACAAAATCAGACAGAGACTGTCTACCAGCGATCTATGCGCCTGAAGATGGAGGAGGCAGTGCCAAGCATTGCCAAACGTGCACCTGAACCGTACCAGGATGCTTCAGACTATTTCCGCACGATTGATATGCAATCCCAGAAAGTCATTGAGGTGAGCAAATGAGCCTTCCAATGCCTTGGGTAGAACGTATCTTTACGAAGTTGACAATGATCTATGGCCGTGACTTCCTTGGCCGTTGTGAGGGTCTGAATATTGATGAAGTCAAAGCTGATTGGGCGCATGAACTCGCTG